CCACCAACTGGCTGGAGCGTATTGCGTCCCAACCACCGAACGCAACGCCATTCCCCGCACCGATTCCTACTGCCCACCTAATTACAACCCGACTGGTGCGTACTGCACCGAAAACGACCTATAATCTTCTGTAGCACACCCCCTTTTATGTACCCATCCGAGCAGATCCTCCAGCTTCCGATCGACTGCATGAAGCCCGGAGCGGAGGATGTGACCGCGATGAACAACCGAAATCTTGTGCTTGGAGCGTTGTACGAGTTAGATGGTCGCCACGACCCATCCCACCCCTACGCGCACACCTACACGGGTCTTTACCAGAAGTTTGTTTGTAAAAAATGACGGTTGCTGATGCAATCAGCCTGCGAAAAGCGCAAGGTGCCGTCTTCAAATCCCGCGACCGTTTCCGCGTCCTAGTCGCCGGTCGCCGTTTCGGCAAGTCATACCTCTCCTGCATCGAACTATTGCGTGGAGCGATCGACAAGCCGGGCGAGGTGTTCTTTTATTGCGCCCCGACTTACCGGATGGCGAAGGACATTGCGTGGAAAACGCTCAAACAGCTGGTGCCACCGCAATGGGTCAAGAGCAAAAACGAGACCGACTTGAAGCTCGAACTCGTGAATGGGTCCGTAATCGAGTTGAAAGGCACCGAAAACGCCACCGCACTACGAGGTCGCAGCTTGAGCGGTGTGGTTTTGGACGAAGCTGCCTTTATGGACCCCGGCGTGTGGTTCGAAGTGCTCCGCCCTGCGCTAGCCGACAAGCAGGGATGGGCACTATTCATCAGCACCCCGGATGGAACGGCGAGTTGGTTCTACGACCTATGGTGCTACGCGGACGAGGAAGGCCGCGAGCACGGGTGGCGTCGTTGGTGCTACACAACCATCGAAGGTGGGAACGTTCCACCTGAGGAAGTCGAAGCCGCCCGCTCCCAACTCGACCCCCGCACCTTCCGCCAAGAGTTCGAAGCCTCCTTCGAGAACCTCTCCGGCCTCGTCGCCGTCAACTTCTCCGAAGACAACATCTCCAAAGACGTCAAAGACATCCCCGAACTCACCCTCTACCTGGGCTTGGACTTCAACGTCGACAACATGTCCTGCGTCTGCGGCGTCCGCGTCGAAGACGAACTCCACATTTTCGACGAAATCATCATGGTCAACGCGACCACCTGGGAAATGGCCGACCACCTCAACTCCAAATTCGGCCTGGAACGTCGCAAGGACATATCGCCCGACCCAACCGGCGCTGCCCGCAAAACCGCTGGTGTCGGCCTAACCGACCACGCAATTCTCCGCAAAGCGGGCCTCAAAGTAAGCACCCCCAAATCTCCTTGGAAAATCCGCGACAAGGTGAACTGCATCAACACGGCAGTTTTGGACGACGCTGGCGTCCGCCGCCTCCGCATCCACCCCCGCTGCCGTGAGACTATTAAGTCTCTCCGTACGCTTACCTACGACGCGAACGGCCTCCCCAACAAAAAGCTAGGCGTAGACCATCTTTTCGACGCTTTGGGCTACTTATGCCTAATGAAATTCAATTTGGCCAAGCCCCGCGCCATCGGCACCACAAATTACCGCGTATGGTAGTTACTAAGAACTTTTTGTAGTGCGACATGGCTCTTACCGTCGCCCGTGGTACAAACCTAGTTGAGTATCACGAATCCACCCCTCTTACCGCCGTCAACGACTCCCTCGAAGTCCACGCCGACAGCGGCGAGTTCACTTTCGCCGCCGTCGTAACGGGTGGAGCGAACTTCACCTTGGCCTTCGAAACCAATTTCAACGGCGGCAGCACTTGGTTTGAGCTGGACACCAGCAAAAACATCAACTCAAACGGGCAGTACATCTACTTCTACACCGGAAAACCCTCAAACCGCATCCGTATGCGCATCGCATCCATTTCGAGTGGAACGCCAAGCGTTGTGGCCCACATCGGTGTTGCTTACCACGGCTAATTGCTGAGTACACTGCGGTAAGGGCCGTATCAGGTTTGTAATCGTGTATCCCAGCAACGATTTTCAGAGTTCATACGGCAACTACCTGATCGGCGCATCGCCAACCGACGATCCGTTTTATAGAGACACGGACGTCGCGGCGATGTCAGACGGCTGGCAGATCATGGAAGCCGTCACCAACGGCAGCGACTGGATCCGCCTAAACGCCGCTTCTTACCTTCCCCAAGAACCCCGCGAAGACGAAGACGCCTGGAGATCCCGCGTTCGTCGCAGCGTCCTCTCCCCATTTACGGTCCGAATCCTCGAAAACGCCGCCGGCCTCGTTCTTCGCCGCCCGGTCAAAGTAATAGGCAACGAATACTGGCAAGACTTTGCCCGTAACGTCGACGGTCTGGGCTCCTCTATCAACGAATACGCCCGTCGCGCCATGATTTCGGCGCTCACCTACGGCCACAGCGCCATCCTCGTCGACTACCCCAAAGACCCTGGAGCGTTGACGCTGGCGGAAGAACGAGCCCTTAGCCGCCGCCCCTACTTCAACCACATCGACGCCCCCCAAATCTGGGGTTGGCGTCAGGAAAGTACACTACCAAGCGCCCCACTTTCCCAAGTCCGCATCCACCAAATCATTACTCGCCCCGCCGGCAAGTTTGGCGAGGACAAGGTGGAGCAAATGACGGTGATTTACCCCGGTCGCTACGAAACCTACGAGCGCGGCACCGGCACCCCCAACCAAGACATCGTCAGCAGCGGCACGCTGAGCGTCGAAGAAATCCCACTCGTCCCGATTTACGCCTCTCGCGAGGGCATGTTGCTGAGCAAGCCCCCACTGCAGGACATCGCCTCCCTCAACATCACCCACTACCAACGCCAAGCCGACCTAATCCACGCCCTTCACATCGCCGCAATGCCCACCCTCGTGCTTGAGGGCTGGGACGAAGAGGCATCTAGCGCCTCGGTCGGCCCGAACTACGGCATTTCAATGGAGCCGGGCCACAAGGCGTACTACATCCAATCCGACGCCAGCAGCTTCTCCTCCCAAAGCGAAGAAATTCAGCAGCTTGAGCAACAAATGGCGACTTTGGGCGTCACAAAGCTGCTCGGCCAAAAATTCGTTGCGGAATCTGCCGACGCCAAGCGGGTCGACCAATCCCAAGCCAACAGCGTCCTCGCCATCTTGTCTCTGGAGATGGAAAGTGCCCTAAACGAGGCGTTTGCCCTTGCCGCCGCCTATCTCGGCGTCGAACCACCCGAAATTGTGCTGGATCGGGAGTTTGACTTCTATCGTTTGATTGGGCAAGACGTTGCGGTTCTCAACGACATCAACGCTCGCGGAGGTCTGACCGATGAAACATTCCTTCGAGTCCTCCAGCGGGGTGAAGTTCTCCCCGATAATCTTGACATTGAAAAGGAGATGGGGGCTATTCAACGCCTTCGTACTGAAAGCGATGTCTCTAGACCCGTCGAACAACCGATCCCCCCAAGTTCTTGAGACGCTGGCGGTAACGCTAGCCATCGTCTTATCCCTAACAGGCGGCGTAACAGCAGTCGAGATGCGTTACGCCAAAGCCGCCGACGTCAAAGAACTCGTCGACAACGTCTACTACAAAACAATCCAACTCCGCATATTCGAACTGGAACTCAAGGACAGGAACCAGCTCCAGCCCTACGAAAAAGCCCTCCTAGAGCATCTAAAGCGCGAACTATCTAAGTCCTAAACCCAATAGGCTGTAACTAGTCAAGTACTTCTTATGGACCCAAGCACTCTTGCCGTCATCGCAATCCTGGCTGCCGCCGGAAGCGAAATCCTTACCCTGCTGCCCATCCGCAGCAACAGCTGGGTCCAGCTGGTGATCAGCGTCCTCAACGCCATCTCCCGAAAAAAGTCCTGACCCCAACCTGGCTGGTGCGGTTTAGCACAAGGGACTGGCGCGACAACGTCCACCAGGCGGCAAAGGACTTCAAGTTCCAAGCCACCCTCAAACCTCGGCTAGACCGCGCCATCGAGGACTGGCACGAAGCTCAGCCACAAACAACAGACCCTGTTGTCGTTAATGAGCCGATTGATGACGAGCTACAAACGGGCGAGAGCCGTTTGCTTGGAGGGGGCATGAGCATTCACGCCCCTTGGACCCAAGATTCAGACCGCGTCTGACGCCGAGTCACCGGCCTCTTCCATAGCACCCTGTTCCACTACTTCAGTAGTTTCAGCTTCGGGCTTTGTAGCTTTGCTCTTTGCTGCGGCCTTTTTCTTGGGCTTAGCAACAACCTCGGCTGGTGCGTTGTCGTTGAAGACGACGCCCGCGATAGAAAAGCGCTTTTCAGCCATCGGACACTCAATACTGTGCTTATATTATGGGCTAAGACCTGTGGTCTTGTTTTAGCGCCCTATTTATGAGCGAAGAATCAACCCTACCCATCACTCCTGTGGAGACCGAGGGGACGCAGCCTGTGGCAGCGGAGCCGGGACCAAACCTTTCTGCGCAACTTGAACTCCTGAAAGCGAAGAACGCCGAGTTAATCGGTGAGCGACGCAAAGACCAGGATAAATTCAAGGAGCTGCAGGACCAGCTGAGCAACCTCACAAAGCAAAGCACCCAGCAAAAGCAGAAAAAACTTGCTGACGCCGGGGAGTTCAAAACTTTGTGGGAGGAGGCAACACGCACTGTTGCCGAGCGCGAAGCCACCATCGCCGAGCTACAAACTCAGCTGGAACGGCAAGCGCAAGAGAC